TGCTCAAACTCCTGCTCAGTGTGTTGATATTGGTTGGTGAACTTGATGCAGGAAAGAGTTATACGAGTCGAGATATTGTAGAAGCGGCAGAAAGTTATTGCAAAGAATTTCTTGAGAAAGAGTAATATGGCCATTTCCCCCTTTATCATAGAGGCAAACAAATATGAGCCAAAGATGCGCTCCGCTTTGATAAAGGCGTTTAATGAACTACGTACTCAGGAATCAAGAGCAGCTATTGTAAGAACACTACGGGAAGGCGGGGTTGATGCTGTAATGAGATTATATGAGAATATTGAGCCAAAGATTGCTGCCCAACTCTCTCCTGTAATTGACCAGGCATTAGGTGCTGGGGCTTCTCTTCCTGCAACCATGATACCAGCAGCTGCTTTCTTGAATAAAGATGTGACAGTTAGTTTATACAATCAGGCTACAGTTACTTTTTTGGAAAGATACAAATTGGATTTAATTCAGCAGATAGGAAGGAACACAAGAGAAGCTGTACGAACTTCTTTAATAGCTGATCAGATAGCTGGCATCAACCCTGTAGAGACTGCAAGGAATTTCCGCAATACTTTAGGCCTCACAGTAAAACAGGAGCAAAGTGTAAGGAACTATAAGACCTATCTCGAACAGCTTGACAAGCAAGCATTACAGCGACAATTAAGGGATAAGAGGCACGATTCTATCATCAGTAGGGCCATTGCTGACCAAAAACCGCTTTCTCCTGAGCAGATAGAGAAGATGACCAACCGTTACAGGGAAAGATATATCAAACATCGTGCTGAGACAATTGCTAGGACAGAGGCATTAAGGGCTGTATCAATAGGTAATAGGGCTGCACTTGATCAAATGATTAATAATGCTGATGTGGATACCGAGAAGCTGAGACGGTTTTGGCATTATACCGGGGATAGTAGGACCAGGCAGGCACACAGAGAGATTCCTGGTATGAATAAGGATGGAAGGAAATTGGATGAACCGTTTCAAACTCCTCTTGGCCCTTTGATGTTCCCGCGTGATCCGAATGGGACTGCTGAGAATACCATTAAGTGTCGGTGCGTCGAGTTTTACAGATTGATATTAAATAAACCAAAAGGGCAATAATGGATAATAAAAAGCCACCACCAAGACCTGCTGCGAGTTATGCCTTACTTTATCCTCATTTTTGTGAGGCTGTTCGTCCTCTTGGTTATGCGTTAACTCTTCACGGATCAATGAACACTGACATGGATTTGGTCGCAGTTCCGTGGGTTGACAATGCTGCTGAACCAGAAGATGTCGTCAAAGCTATAAGAGATAGAATATCTGGCTTTGGTGGTTGGGATTCTGACCCAGGAAAATTAATGCCTCATGGCCGAAGAGGATGGTTAATATGGTTTAAAGATATTGAACTTCCGTTTGGGGGTCGATGTCATATTGATTTAAGTATTATACCGAAAATAAAGAAAAACAAAACAACAAAAGAAACAATAGAAAAGGTTTTAAATAGACCAGGCATATGTACACAGAATGAATTAAGAGATTGCAAAGAGTTTATATCGAATCTTCAGGAAAATTTAAAGATATATATTTCTTCTGCTGGTCACGAACCGATTGGATTTACGTTAGATTCTCAACTTGATAGAATTGAAGAATATTTAAAGCGAAAAGCTGATCTTGGCAATACTGATAGCAGGTTATAAAAGGGTAACAATGAACATACAAAAACAAGGCAAACTCCAGATAACCAAAGTCGACAAAGAAAACCGCATGGTATTCGGCTTCTTCAACGTCAACAAGATCGGCGATGAACTGGTTGAAGATCTTCAACAAGATACCATCGAGACAGAAGAACTTGAGAAGGCCGCATACGACTTTGTGCTCAACGCCAGGATAGCAGGAGAAAGCCATTTACGTAAAGGGGTCGGCAATCTCGTTGAGTCGATGATGTTTACATACGAGAAAGAACAAGCTATCCTGAAAACCTTAGGACAGATTGGCATTAAAGGCGCTCAATTCTCTCTTGGTGTAGAGGGCTGGTGGGGTGGCTTCCAGATTACCGATGAGGAAGTACTAGCAAAGATTGACAAAGGCGATTACCCTATGTTTTCTGTTGGTGGAAAAGCGGAACAACGGATTGAGGTTGAATAATGGCAAAGAGAACAAGGAAAAAAGGAACATTAAAAGGTTTGTCATTTGACGAGGTATCTTTTGTTGGTCAAGGGGCAAACCAGAATGCACATATCTCCATTATCAAGATGGCAGATGAAAATAGTCAAGAAGAATTTGTCCAAGTCGATACCTCCAAGGTAAAAGGCACGGACGCAATAAAGTCGGATAAAGACATCGTGTCTGTTTCCGTCGAATCAAAAACAAATACGGAGGTAAACGAAGTGGAAAAAGGAATTTTGTTTTATAAGGCTATGGCCGGGATTACTGATGAGCGGAAAGCAATTTATACCGCCCTGAAAGAAGCGGATCAAGAAGCAATCCTGAAATCAGCAACCAAAGACGACGAAATTGACGTTGAATTGTTTGCCAAATCTATCGATGCCAAGAAGGTCACTAAGAAGCGTACTCAAACCGCCGACGAGTCTTTCGAAATGGACGGTGAGACGATTTCTAAATCAGTAGTAGGTGAAGCTGCCTATAAACTCTTAAAAGCGCAGGGCGCTAAGATGGAAGCCCTTGAGAAGCAGGCTGCCGATGATCGGGCTATTGCTAAAGAAGAGCGTGATGCCCGTATCCTCAAAGAATTATCTGAGGAAGCTGTTCAGCTCTGGCCAAATCTCCCTGGTACTGCTGTAGAGAAAGGAGAAACTCTCCGTGCTATTCGCGCTCTCCCTGAGAATCTTCAAAAGGCTCAAATGGCGATGCTGGCTGCTGGTAATGTATCCTCCTCCAAGCTGTTCAAGGAAGCTGGTCACGGTGGGCAAGGCGATGATCTGGATGCAAACGGCAAGTTGACCAAGCTGGCCAAAGAACATGCCGAGAAAACAGGAGTGGATTTTCACAAAGCATATACGGAAATCCTTGACACCCCAGTCGGTAAACAACTGTATGAAGAAAGCCTGAATTAATACTCCGGCCGAACTGTAACAATAAATTGTAAGTAAATAATTCAAAAGGAGTACAAATAATGTCTGAAAGAAACAAAAAGTGTTTGTCTTTTCCTGTTCTCGGTGATCAGAAAGGCCATATGTACAAGTTCATGAAAGGGAATACCGATGGCCAAGTTCTGCTTAACGATGTTGCCGGTGGTGCTTGTGTTGGTGTACTTGATACCGTAGATGGTGATGCAACCGGAAAAGTTGTCCCTATAGCCTATGAAGGAGTTGTCCGTGTTCTTTTAGGGGCAACTGTTGCAAAAATGGCCCTGGTCGCTTCCACTAATGCTGGCCTGGCTACAACTGCTACTGGTGGCGACTATGTACAGGGTTTGTGTATTGTCGGCGGGGATAGCGGCGATCTCGGCGAAGTATTGCTTTATCAAAACGCTCAGTTAAACGCATAATCAATTTCAACAACTGAAATAACTTTTTAACAATATATAAGGAGTACAAACAATGAGTAGACCTACCCCCGGCGATGTCCATGTAAATACGCCGTTGACCAACATCTCGATTGCCTATATGCAGTCGGCCGCTGGTTTTATTTCCAATCAAGTTTTCCCTAATATCCCAGTCACCAAACAGTCTGATCGGTATTATGTCTATGACCGTGGCGAGTTTAACCGTGATGAGATGGCTGAAAGAGCACCAGCCACTGAGTCTGCTGGCGGATCTTACAAGTTGGATAATACACCGACTTATTTTGCAAGGAAATACTCTTTCCATCATGATATCCCTGATGAGGTACGTGCAAACAGTGATTCCGTAGTTCAACCGGATCGTGACACTACTAATTATGTTACTCAAAAGGCTCTTATTAAGAGAGAGTCGCTTTGGGCCAGTAAATACTTTGCTACCGGTGTTTGGGGAACAGATGCAACTCCTTCTGTTTTGTGGAGTGCCGCTAATTCAACACCAATTACTGATGTTAAAGATGCTAAGCGGGATATGCTTGCTGATACCGGCTTTAAACCGAATACATTGGTTCTCGGAAAAAAAGTATATGATGTATTGACTGAGCATCCATCTATTATTGATCGAGTAAAATATGGACAGTCCAATGGTAATTATGCAATGGCAGGAATTTATGCTTTGATGGGCCTACTTGAGATCGAGCGTCTTTTTGTTATGGAAGCTATCAGGAATACTGAGCCTGAGAAAGCCACCAATTTCTCTCATCCTCCACAATCCGGTTATTTTGCCCATAACTTTATTGGTGATTCTCTTTCCGCCCTGCTCTGCTACTCTGCTCCTTCTCCCGGCCTTATGGTCCCGACCGCAGGATATACTTTTTCTTGGACCGGTCTTATCGGCTCAGGCAACCAAGGGAATCGTATTAAAAGGATGCGCATGGATCATCTGGATGCTGATCGAGTGGAAATTGACTGTGCATTTGACCAAAAGCTTGTTGCTGCTGACCTTGGTTACTTCTTCAATACCTGTGTTGTGGCCGACTAATCTGACAAACAGGAATAGTAGTGAAAATACAATAGTCCAGGGGTAATGAAACTTACCCCTGGCTGAAATTATAAAGAGGATAAAACAATGGCAGGATTTGAATTTGGAGAAGAGTTGGTTGTACTGAAGAAAC